TCCTATAATCTTATTATGTGTCTTTTTGTATATCTTATTCATAGTCTTATTAAAATGTGCTAATGTGTTATCCCATGGCGTTTTTTGTGGCATTTGTTGCATAAAACTACTAAGTCGCTTTGCCTTTCGTGGCCTCTTCTAGCGTAAGTAAGGTGATGAACCTGTAAATGAGTTGTAGATCCACAATCGTAGCATCTATAATGGCCTAGCCTTAAAGCTTCGGCTCTAGTTTTCTTCCAATGGTCTGTTTTTAAGTATTGTCTATATTCCTGTTGCCTTAGTTGGTGAAGTGTTTTCCCTCTCCTTTTAGGTTTTCTTTTTAATTTCCTATCTAAATTCTTATTTAAAACTAATAAAATAAGTATAAAAATCATTAAAATAAAATATATGTATCTCATACTTAGTATTTTAAACTTTATTTATTTTTTTATACAAAAAAGAAGAGGCTTTTACACCTCTTTATGTTATTTAATTAAACTAATATTAACTTGCTTACCATCATCAGAAACGCAATATACGGTCTTTTCAGCTACATTAAAATACATCTTAGAGTTATCACTATACTTTATTCCAGCTTCCTTTAAATTGTCTTCTAACAGCTTTTTAAACTGTGTTAATGTAAATTGTTCTCCTAATGCTTCTATAAATAATTCTCTCTTACCTTTTTTCATTTTTATCATTCTCCTTTTCCTTATTCATTTCTCTTTTTAATAAATCTTTCATGTATGCACTTGGACTACTTTTTAAATTAAACCAAGTATATAACTCTATCTCTTCTAAATTCTCTTTGAAACTAATTGTTTTAGTCATAGACATATATTAAAACCTCCTAAATCTTTAATATAATTTATGATGAATCTTTATAAAAAATGATAAGGATTTATAAAATTTTATAAAAAAAGAAGAGGTTTCCCTCTCCTAATTTTTGAATTGCGAATTACTTATTTAGTTCTTTCAATAATTCTTCTTCAATTTCTATTATTTTTTGTGATTTTTTCAAAGTATGTTCCATATCATCTTTTAATTCTTCATCATCGTTATAAGCATCTTCTAAGTAAGTTTCTGCAACTGCTTCATTATGAATTCTTAATACTTGATTATGAAATATATATTTTCTTAATAAATCTTCGTTAATTTTCATTCCTTAAACACCTTCCATTATTTGAATTGTGAATTAATCATCCTCAACAATACTATTTAATTTACTTAATTCATTATTATATCCATTTATAACCTTTTTCAAAAAATCAAACATTTTAATATTACCATCTTGATAGTCATAAAATGGAGTATAGTATTGACAAAAATCATCATCTAATACTTCTATGTCAAGCTTATAATTTTTTAATGATACTTTTAACCAAGCTATTATAGATTGATTTAATAGTATTGTTTTAGATAAAAACTTACAATCACAACCATACGAAAAACCATCTTCAAGTAATTCATTTATACTTATATTTTCTTTTAGTTTAAATTTTTTTATAGCCATAAAACTGCTCCTCCTAATACGCAATAATTTCAATTATCCAACTAATCTTTTATATTTATCAATTACACCTAACTCACTTCTTTTTAATTCTTTAGCTATATACCAGAAATCATAACCTTGTTCTTTTAATTCTAGTATTCTTTTTTCTTCTTTTTCAGTATATTTTTTATTTTTAGCTCTTTTATTTGGTACTACTTCACCGGTTAACTCGAAATACTTTCTTCTTATAGCTGATTCAGTTCTATTAAAATCTATAGATAAATCAAGTAAATCATATCTACCACTTTTAGCTTTAGATACTAAAAGATTTTCCTCATTTTTAGTCCAAAACGCATATCTGTTTCCTGTGGTTAAAATATCTCTCTTTCTTTTTTCATCTACCCACGTTGGTTCTTTACCTAAAGCGTTTTTTTCAAAATTAGTAAAATTAAGTACCTCTTTGTTGTTTTCTGCCCACTTCCAAAACTCTTCTAAATTGACTTTTCTATATTTTTTTTTATTATGTTTTATTATCTTAATAGGTAAATTGTATTTTATGAATTTATCAACTACACTTTTGACATAGCAATATCCTAATGCAATAATAACGTGTTTTAGTAATACATAATCACCAGCTTCACAAAAATTCCCTAGTCCAAGCCTACTAGCTTTTAATCTAATAGCATACTCACTTCTGTTTAGGTTTTTAGCAATACTTTTTAAAGTCATATTGCCCCACCTGCTTTCTAAAAACTCTATCTCCTCTATTGTCCAATTCCTTTGTAATCCCACTTTTATTACCTCATATTCTTAATAAAATATCCCTAAAACTTGTATTTTTAATTAAATGTATAACTAAGTTTTCATAATCTTGCCTGTTTCTGCAACCGCTCCCTAGCAAATAATCATATGCAATTGAAAACATTCCAACCGGATATAGTTCTTTATAAGCTAAAACTTTGCCACATTCATTCTTTAGTAACATTATTGAAATATCTATGTCACTCAATTTTTAATCCTCCTTTAAATTACAATTTACAAGCATATTTACAGTTTTTACATTCTCCATCAGCTGTTAAAAGTACATCATCAAATAAATTATATAAATTACAAGTCTTATAATCTTTATTACAATTTACGCACTCTTGGCCTAAAATATCTATTACCTCACTAAATAGTTCTTTATCTGCAACTACATATTTTTCTTTATCAGCTTTATCCCTGTTTATTTTTCTACCCTCATAATCACTAACAAAATTAAGATTAAAATTAATTGATTTTTTATCTATTTTTTCTTTTTGCTTTTCATCTACTAGCTCATAAGTTTCATTTAAAAATTTATTCATAAATGTAATAGCTGTTTTAAGGTTCTTTTTACTACTTTTAGTTAACATTTCAGCAGATTCAAACACCTCTAGTATGTTTTCTGTGCCTTTTGTATCACTAGTTTTCCCTTCTAAAAATAACATCATTACCTTAGTCATCATATAAAAGTTTTCTTCCTTAGAATTTAAATAGCTTCTCTTTAACTTCTCCATAAATACCCCTCCTTTATTATATTATCATTATAACACTACCATATTAAAAATACAATATTTTTATTATGTAAAATAAAAGAAGAGGATAAACCTCTTCTATTTTATAAAAACACTAGCAAAATATGCAACTGCTGCACTTATTAATCCTGTTATAACTAGATCCCACCTCTTGCTAGGCTTGTCCTTTAGTTCGTTTATATCCGTTTTTAATTCCTCTAAAGTTTTTAAAATTTGTTCATACTGGAAAGTTTGCAATTTTTTATCTGTTTCCAAATCAATTACTCTTTTATCTATCTTATCTACTGTATTTTTTAATTCCTTTAATGCTTCGCAGTTGATGCAGTTATTCATTTCCATCTGTCATACCACTTGTTGTAGGGTCTATTATCACCCCTAATATAGTAAATATAAGTAATACAGTATTAACAATTTCTAAAGAATTTTCCGGAAAAATATTAAGCCCTAGTTGTTGTGATAAAAGTAAAATTGCACTTGAAAGTGATACCCAAAAAGTCTTATTAGTTAATCTTTCTTTCCATTTCATTTTTTCACCTACTCTACTATTTTCTTTACTTCTTCTAACTTTAATTCTAATTCTTCAACTCTCTTTTTAATAGCTTCTACGCTATCATCTTTGCATATCTTTCTATTTTCACAGAATCCATTTTGTAGATAGTGATCTATTCCAGATATAAATGTTCCTTTTTTAACAGCCGCTGCAATATCTGGATTTAAATCAAGATAATCTCCTTCACAATATTCTTCTGGTATTGGTGGTAAAGCTAATCTACCTTCTTTCTTTCCATAATCAGCATAATGTTTATATGGGTTTTCTTTATAAGTTGCGTTACTTGCTATATCTGTGTACCTCTTTAAATACCAATTTTTACTGAATAAATACATAGAATAATTCAACTCCTCTTTAACCTCATTATTTTTAACTTCATATAATCCATTTAATTTATTTTTAAAGTTTGTCCATCTACTCCAATTATTTGTTGACCAGTTAGGACAAGTCTTCCTTGAAGCATCATAATGTCTTACTACATTATTATTAGCAATATTATATTTATTTTGTAAATACTTAACTAACTCCAAAGCATTATTTTCTGTTGTTTCAGAAATAACACCACTAGTATTACAGCACATTTCTATAGAAATAGAATTTTGATTTGTTATACCATATGCTCCTTTGCCATCACCAACTGCCCAAGCCGAATTACTTTCTTCTACAGATTGCCATATAGAATTATCATCTACAAAATAATGCGCACTAGCACTCCTATCCCCTCCATAAAAGTAATCGACGTTATTCTTAGCAGTATCACCCTTATTGCCTGTATAATGTAATACTATATACTTTATGCTATTACCATTTCTACTAGAAAAGTTATAATTACTTATTTTTCTTTGTATATTCATTTTAACACCTCCCTCTTTTAGATAATTATACCATTTATGGATAAAAATTAAAAGAAAAGAAGCGGTTAAATAGCCACTTCTTCATTGCTTATAAATTCTTTTAATCTTTCATTTTCGTAACCTCTTCTTCTTCCTGTTATTACGTATTTAAAAGTAAAATCCGGTCTATCACTTTCAACTATAAAATAATCTTGTGTTTGTTCTTTTATCCTAAAATCACCCCAACTTTGCTTTTTAATTTCTACAGTATAGTTGTAATCTATTAGATTAACGCACTCTTTAAAAGCTTTATCTAATAATATAACTCTTTCATAAGTGCCTGTTTCAGATTCTTCTACAGTAAACACTTCCATGCTTCTATCTGTAAAATAGCTTTCACAATCTTCTGTAGCATAGAAAGATACTTGTCCATAATTCTCCGTAGTTTGTATACAGTTTTTATTGCCTATTACTTGTAAATTTCCCTCTATTATAAATCCATCACCTAGACAATGTATATTCCTATCATTGTTATATACTGCTAATCTAGCGTTATAATCATCTATTGCATTATATATAAAATCTACATAAGAAGTTGCTCCATTGCTTCTTATTTTTACACCAGCTGGTGTTGAGCCTGTATATGACCTAACCTCAAAACTTTTCCCTAAGAGTTTTAGCGACTCTGTATTTTCCTCTCTTATAAGTCTTACTGTATATTCAACATTTGAACTATGGTTAAAATCTATATAGTTAGCTTTTCCATCTGTTGAGGTAAGTTTTAATGATCTAGCCCCTGTTCCTTTATTCTGCATACATTCCCCAGCACCGTTTATCATTAACCCTTGTAATCTCATCCAGTTATCTTGCCCTATATATGCAATTGTAGTATCATTGCTATCTACTACCCTAAATGCACTATCTTTTATTTTCATTTCTACACCATCATAACTAAGCAAATCAGCAAAATTAAAAGTTCCATCTTCCATATTAACCCATGTTTTATTATTAAAAGATTTTAATATTCCTGTTTTAATCAAATTAGCATTTAATACCCCAGTTGTAATAAAATCAGCAACTATTTGACCTTCCATTGTCATAGCTAGTCCATATTGTCCATAGTAGCCTGTACTAGAATAACCAAGCCCATTTACATTCCATCTCCAAACCTTAACAGCTGTATTCTTGTCCGGTGTATCCATTATAAGTATTTCGTTTTTGTTTGCTACTACATAGCCATTTATACCCGCGTTAATTACAGCTGTAGCTTGTTCTTTGGCTATTTGAAGCACATTTTCTGTTGTTGGTAGCTTTTCTATTTTATTTATTACTTGTTGTATAGTCGGTGGCTTTTCTTTAGTATCTTTATTACTTAATTCTGTTTCAATCCTTTTACCTTTTATCACATCATATTTTCTTTTTAGAACTCTTACAGTTATATTAATTCCCAAAGTATCTTCAATTACCTCTATAGTATCACCAAGCCATGTTCTTTCTAATATGCTGTAGTTTTTATATTCTTCGGTTTTTTCAAGCTGTACAAAATTAATTCTATAACTTGCGGTAATTAAATCAACTTTATCAACCTCGTATAACTCATTTACAAGCCTTTTAAGCTCGTTTTGTGCTTCTGCTAAGGTTTTATATCCTTCGCCCTCTTCCCCTTCTTCTATGACCTTTACTCCTTCAAATTTAACCTCTTTAGCAAATATACTAGAATAGTTATTAATGTATTTACTATCAATGTATTTTTCATCTATAGTTATTCCGTTATATCCTTTAGGATAAATTCTCGTGATAAGACTATTTATATTTGTACTTGCTTCAAACCCTGTTAAATTCTTTTTGCTTCTTATCTGTACCCCTCTATCTGCTCCAACTCTTTGATTTATAGCGATATTAAAGCCTCTTCTATATGTTTCACCGCCCCACCTATCTAAAAAGCTGTTATCAGCCGTAAATAGTGCTTCGTATACATTTTTATTCACATAGTAAGCTGTAGAAAGTGTTGGAATATCACTACTAACATTAAACCACTTCTTACCACTTGCGTTATCAAAAATCCATCTTAAAGCACCTATTCCACTTTGGTTTTCCGGTCTAACATCTTCGCAAAACATTGTTAATATATCACTTATAGTTATATGCCTTGCAAATACAGTTATTTTTCTTGTAGTTTTAGTTACTTTTGCAATTCTGAAATATTCTTTTCCATATTCATCATCTATTTTGATTAAACTATCTTCGCATATCATGTCATAATCAATATGACTTTTTTTATCTATTATAAAATCAGCATCTAAGCTATATTCTCCATTTAATTCTTCGGTTATAATTGCATCTGTACAAATAGGATCAAGAATAAAATCTCCATTAGTTTCAATCAAATCTAACTTTTCAGCTTTATTATCAAATAAGCAAATCATGTTTTCACCTCCTTAACTTCTAAACTTTAGATTATTTTTAATTAAGAATTTATTTATATTGCCCGTCCAACTTATTTTATTATTGCCTTTTTGAAGAATTGGAAAATTTCCAACTGTTCTTATATTTCCATCTTCATTTTTACATATAAACAGTTCAGAATTTATATAAGCATAGTCTTTTACATTGTTAAGCTGGAAAGTCTTATCATTAATTGTTATTTGAATATTTTGTACAGTAGATGGTAGCTGCAATTCAATAATAGGTTCTGTTTCTACACTCCCATTATTAAAAATATTATAACCATTAGTTATTTCAACTGTATTTTCATTTATATACTTTGCAAATGGTTCACATATAAATTTTACCGTAAACCTAGAATAAAACTTTTTATAGTCCTCAAATTCACTTATATCAACACCTTTGACCATATAACACTTTTCTATATTATCATCAAATACAAGCTTATTATCCTCAATGCTATATAACCATTCACTTATAGCCTGTACTTTTTCTTTGTAATCTGTTTCATATTCATTTATATAATTAACTTGCAAGTCTATAGTTATAGTTATATCTTCATATGTCCCTGTTTTTATAGTCAAAGCTCCTTTTCTGCCTTCAACCGATTCATAATCTATATTTTCTTTTGCAATTGGTATTTTTACAGGACTAACTATAATACAATCCATATCATCAAAATTATGTTTGTTATTAAAAGTAAAATTAGCCATAATAAACCTCCCTTTTTTATATAATTATAACATAAAAAGAAGAGGTTTCCCTCTCCTATTATGCAAAACTATATCTGTTACCGTATTCTCCTAAAGCTTCCTCTATATCTCCAGCAGTAGCCCTAGCAAACTCTCTGCCATTTACACTTATATCTATAGGTCTATTTGCTAATTCTGTAACCATTCTTCTCATTTCATTAATAGCCCATGTTATAGCAGTATTATTACTTTCATCTGCATTTGTTTTAATTTTGCTAGGGATTTCAGTATTAACCATGCCTTCACCTAATGTTTTAAGTAAGTCGCTATCTTCAATTCCTATAGTCATAGTGTTAATTATGTCATCTACATTTGTTTTAATGTCTTTTTCAAGATTAGGCGTTTCTTCTTCAAACCCAACCCCGATACCTTTTACAAGGTTAACACCAATTAAATCCCTTGTAATGTGTGATGGGGAATGTATTCCAAAGAATCCCTTAATACTGCTTATAACACTATTAGCAAATCCACCTATTTTATTTATAATCCAGCCTGTCATATTAGAGATACCATTCCAAATACCCTTAACCAAGTTTTTCCCTATATTGGCCATACTAGACAATGAGAATATATTCTTAAATGCATTTACAACACTTGTTCCAATATTTCTGGCAACTGAAACTATTCCAGATAGCATTGAAGATATACCATTTGAAATAAACGATATTAAGTTGCTACCAATAGAACCACCATTTGATGTAAATATCCCTTTTATTGCATTTATAACTGTTTCTGCAACGCCTTTTGCAATAGAACCGATATTACTTACCATACTCTTTATTCCTTCGCCTATGCCTGTAATAAGGTTTTTACCTATACTAGCCCAATTCATCAAAGTAAATACATTTACTATTGCCATTATTATTTGAGGAATATTAGCTACTAAAGTAGGAATAGTATCTATAAGTCCTTTAATAAGCATCATTAATATTTGAACGCCAGCTTCAAGAATTTGTGGTAAAGCGTTGTAAATAGCACTTGCAAAACTATTTATAATTCGTGGTACTTCTGCAACTAATGTTGGTAAAGCAGTAATTAAGCCTTGGATTAAAGCTAATATTATCTCTATTGCCACATCTATAATCATTGGTAAATTTTCGATTATAATATCGCAAAGACTTATTACCAAATCAACTATAGTTGGTACTAAACTAGCCCCATTATCAGCTAATGCTTGTCCTAAAGTTAATATCAATTGTAATCCTGCCTCTAATAGCATTGGTGCTACATCAATTAATGCTTGTCCTAATATTTCGATTATCTGTACTCCTGCTTGAATTATTTGTGGCATAGTTTGACTTAAACCACTAATTAAGCTTTCTATCATTTGTGTTCCTGCTCCAACCAGAGAAGGCAATACAGTAACAAGTAAATCGGGTATTCTTTCAACTATAGGTGGTAATAATTTCTCTATTAATTGCCCTATCCCTTGTATTGTTACTTCAATTCTTGGTAAAATATTTTCACCAAAGGCACTCGCTGAATCTACTAAATTATTAACTAAAGTATCAAAATCCGAATTACTATCTGCCATACCTGTTAAAAGGTTAGTCCATGCCGACTTAGTCATATTTAAACTACCTTCAATTGTTGAAGATGCTTCTTGTGCAGTTGTGCCAGTTATGCCCATTTCTGTTTGAACTACATGGATAGCTTCTATTATATCGTCAAAATTACTAATATCATATTTGACACCACTTATTTTCCCAGCTTCTTCAAGAAGCCTTTGCATTTCTTCTTTTGTTCCTCCGAACCCAAGTTTCAAATTGTCTAACATAGTATAGTTTTGCTTAGCAAATCCTTGGTATGCGTTTTGGATCATCTCCATTGAAGTTCCCATTTTATTTGCATTGTCGGACATATCAGTAATAGCTAAATCTGCTACCTCACTTGCTTTTTCAGTATCTCCACCTAAACTTTGGAGTAATGAAGCTGAAAAACTAGTTACTGTTTCCATGTAGTCATTAGCACTTAAACCAGCAGTTTTAAAGGCATTGTTTGCATATTCCATGACCTTGCTGCTACTATCTTTGAATAAAGTTTCAACCCCTCCGACTAATTGTTCATATTGTGCATAGTCCTCTATAGCCGTTTTTGCTAAAAATGCTACTGCTCCGGAAGCTACTGTTGCCATTCCTGTAAAAGCTTTTGCAGTTGTACTAGCTATCCCTTTTAATTTAGAACCTATCGTACTGCCTTTCTTTTCTGCATCTGAAACTGCATTGCTTATATTACTCTCATAATCGCTACTATCTAAAGTCAACCTTGCTGAAAGATTAAACAAATTCATCATATCACCCCTTTTTACAATTATAGTTAAATTTTAACATAAAAAAAAGAAGTTTACACCACTTCGACTTTTTCTATAATGTTAATATAACACCACTATAAATATTATCAATAAAAAAAGAGGAAATTTATTCCTCATTTTTAAACATTTTTAAAGTGTCCTCTTCAATTTCCTTTGCTGTTCTATTATCTTCTATTTCTTGACTATTACCTTTAAACTTAGCATAAATGTCGCTCCATGCCTTCGTTTTAAATTTTTCTTTATACATAAATTGATATAAGCAACTAGTCATTACATAGATAGAATCATTCAAATAATTTTGTCTGCTCTCATTAATTAAATAATCTTCAATTTTAGCTTGTAAAATAAAAATTAAAGTTTTGAATTTACAAGGTCTTATATCTTGCAGGAACAATATAACTTGCTTTCCCCCAGCTATTTTAATTGTGAAAAAAAATCAATTAAGTCCTTGTCTGTAAGCATTTCTTTAATCTCATTTATAGTAACTATAGCCTTTTGATTTCTAATTTCATCAACTGACTTTTCGTTTAATAGTGCAAGTATATTATAAACTGCTTCTCTATGTCTTTTTAACAACGCTGGAACAAGTCCAGTAATCTTTTTGAATGTAGCAGTTATAACAGTATTTTTAACCTTTTCCTCGCTTGCATTTTCTCCAAGTTTAACCTTTTCCGAAATTAACTTAATAACCTCTTTATCTTCCATAATTTCAGATACATAAGGCGTTAAATCACAAACTAAGTCTAAAGTTTTATCTGTACTTAATTCATTAATTTTTATCATAGCTTTTACTTTCCTCCCTTTTAACCAACTGCTTTTGGTGTGTAAATCTTAAACGGTACTTCATCTGGTTTGCTTAAATCAAAGTGTGCTTGTAATTCTAATGAAACTGATCCTGTTGCTTTATCTGCAACCGTTAAATTTAAACCACTCATATTTAAAACATTTTTCATTTCAATGATTACTGGCGTGTCTTGTCCATTGATTGTACCAATAAAACAGAAATTATCTAAATAATCTGTGTCTTTAACTTCTAATCTTGCAGTAGTAGTGTCATATTTACCTTCTGATTCTGCTGCTGTTGTATCTGCTGCTGCTAACGCTAATTTAATATTTTCAGCTGTCATTTCCTTAATTGTAGTAGTCATTTTTATTTCCCAAGTATCAATTACTTGTCCGCTTTTATAAACTCCTCTAGCACCGTCTAAATCTTCAAAAATATTTCTGAATGTTGGAACAGCTGTAAAACTTCCTCCCCCAGATGTAGCCCCAATCGTCTTTGCTGGTGTAGTTACTGTACCATTAAATGTCTCTGGATTAGTTAATCCTCTAACAAATATCCCTGCATCTAACTGCAAGTTTTGTGCTGTTTGTGGTGTAAAACCATTTAAAACTTTCATAAATTCACCTCTTATAATATTTTTTGAATTATATTTATATAGATACACATTCCTGTGGTATCATCATTCATTCCTTGTGCAAATGGTGTGCCTTTTCTTAAATACATAGTTGTAAAGCTTGTACCAATTGCATTAATAGTTATACCTTCCCCTAAGTTATCCCCTATAGAATCAGCAATTGTAGCAACCTCCGTTACACTTTTACTATCACTATAAATCATAACTTGTATTATGTTATCCTCAAACTCTTGCCCTTCTTGTACTGTATAAGTCAAATAAGGTTTTTTGGCATTTTTAGGTACATTGTTTTTTAGATAACTGCTACAAAATTGATTAAAATAACTATTAAGAGTTTTAGAAATATCAGTATATTTACCCACTTTCTCACCTCTTCCCTAAATTATAACATAAAATTTAATTTTTAACTATTAATATCGTATATTTCACATTCTAATTTTTCATAGTTTAAATCAGAACTTTCCGGTGTTACTCTATCACCTTTTACTGATGTAATCCTAAAATATCTTTCTCCATCTTTGACTATATCCTTATATCCTATCTCATTACCTTTATTTGTGTATAAAAAGTAATATGATTTGTTGCTAAATTTTTCAGCTATTTTAATTTCTTTATTACTACTTCTTGTAATTGTTCCTTGTATGGTTTTAATCACTCTCACACCCTCTGTAAAACCTCCTAAACCATCTTCAGTATTATTTATTTCTACAACTTCTAACTCTCTATAAAAGTCCTCTATCGCCATTTAATCACCTCTATTCTTTTTACCTTATTATACCATGTATGTGAATTTTGTTAAATCATATAATATTATTAGGCTTTAGTATATAACTAAGCTACGGACTACATGAAGAGGCTTTATTTACCCCTTACCTCTTCTTTTTTAACTTACTAATTTTCTATATGAATATTCAACTTCACTTGTTGCTAATTTAGCATATACTTTTAAAGTTAGTCCTACGTCATTGTGGCCTAAAATTTGTTGAATAACTTCTGGTTTCATTCCGCTTCTTAAAGCAGATGTAGCCATAGTGTGCCTAAAAGTATGTGGTGTAATTCTCATTTCTATCCCAGATATTTTTTGCATTTTATCAACTATAACTTGATATCCTCTATTACCTAGTTTTTTATAAGGTTCTGTATTAACCTTTTTATTTTTAGGTGCTTTTGATGAGCAGAAAAGATATTCTGATTTAATACCTTCTGATTCCCTTTCCCTTAAATAATTTAATACAGCTCTTTTACATCTTTCTGTAAAATAAACTCTCCTTTCCTTATTTCCTTTACCAATAACCAATAAAGTTTTATTATTAAAATCTATATCTGATATTTTAACCTCTGCAACTTCTCCAACCCTGCAGCCTGTACTTAAAAAGAACTCTAATATAGCTTTATCCCTTTTATCTATTAAACAATCCCTTAATATTTCTACTTGCTCCTCATTTAAAGGTTTCTTTTCTCTTTTAGGTTCTTTTACCGGTTTTATATTCCCACAAGGATCCTTAATTATAAATTCTTCATTTTGTAACCATTTGAAGAAAAGTTTTATAGGTGTCATAAATGTATTCATTCCCGCCGGACCTTTAGTGTTACTTTCTGAATACATAAAAATTTTAATATCTGCTGGTGTTATTGTTGAAACCGGCTTATTAAAGAAATTTTGTAATTTTCTTAAAGTGTATTGATAGTTTTTAATTGTAGCCGGTGATAATCCCTCTAATTTCTTAGTTGCTAAAAAATAATTTATTTTATCCTCTAAATCACTTGTTACAAGTGCAGTTTCTTTGCTTGTAACTTCATAATTATAAACTACTTCTTCTATCAACTTCTTTATGTTTAATTGTTTAGTTAAATCCACCTCTAATTCTTTATATTCTAAAGTTAATTTTCCTATTATTTTAATCACCATTTCATCATTACAATTTCTATTTAATCCAAATTCCATATGAAACACCTCTCCTTTGTTTTATGTTACTATCATAACACCACCATAACAAAAAGTAAAGAGAAAAGAGGAAAGTTTTTTCCCCTTTTTATTTTTTTACATTTAGTTCGCACTTTTTATCAATAATTATTAATGAGAATTTATATGACTCGCAATTCTAGGAGCCATTATTTCTTTATGTCCTAAGTCATTTACATGTAGTTTATCTGGCATATAAGTGCTAACAGTAGTATCACTTAATCCATAAAAACAATTATGGTACATATCCAATACAGTATAACCATAAAAACCACAAACTTCTTTTATTACATTTACAAAATCAAGTAATGTATTCCCATTCTTATTTGTACCATCTATATTGTTTCCTACAGGTGGTCTTTGTTCCCAATTGAATTGCATTGGGGTAATAAATGTAACTATTTTATCAGGCATATTCTCTCTAAAATATTTACATACATAATGTAAAGCTCCATAGAAAGTTGTAACATCTGTACTATCAAAAGTTCCTAGCAATCTACCTGTTATAAAATCATTAACTCCCATAAATACTGTAGTTACTTTTGCAGTCTTATCTATTAAATTAATTCTATCAACTAAAGCAGTTGCAGTATCCCAAGATATACTATCATCTGGTCGCCTTGCTATAGTAGACCCAGAAACACCATAATTATTTACTGTCTTAAAACCACATAATTGTTTTAACCATTGGTGATACTGAATTGTACAACCTACACCATACGTTATACTGTCTCCAATGGCATTTAGAACTTGTCCATTCCATCTACTTATTGTTTGATTATAAGTCATTCCATTTACAGTAAAACCATTAGTGCTATTTAATCCAACCACCAAAGGATTAATCCATATAGTTCCGAGCCATACAAAATCTTCGTGGTTAGGCTTTATCACAGTAAAGGCATTTGTTGTTAAATCATAATACAAATGTCCCCCGCTTAAGGCATTCGTTATGTCAACCGTTGTGTTAGTTATTTTAATAAATGATGTATTATAACATATATAAGTGTCTGTATTAAATACAATTTGTTTATTAACTATATCAATATTAAAAGGAAATCTACTGCTTATATATCCATAGCTACCAATAGCAGTTCTTTTATTTGAAGTTAATTTATTAGTAGACGTTATGCTTAAATATTCTGCAATAACTCCATCCCATATAGTCATTATATTAGTAGAGTAATATGCAAGTATTATGTCGCTTTCATTAACATTTCCTCTTTTAACTATAATAGGTGTATGAGTAGTTGTAGCTGTATTTTGTAATATAACATCTCTTAATACTAAATAACTATCAGTTTCGCTGAATGTATATGTTTCTGGTGTTGCATAAATATATTTATCTCTATATAGACAACCTACATTATTACCTATTGTTATTGATGTACCACTTTTAATAATAGAGCTTTCTGAAATTCTCCATATTATAGGTTGAATTGCTTTAGAACCGTTATTTAAATTTACTGGTCTAACGCTATCTTCACCTACAGAAAGACTGGGTATAGAACCATCATCAATTTTGGACTGAACAGCATTTTTTAGTTGTTCATCCGTAACACCTTGTCCTATTTGTCTTAATAGATCAGAATCTTGTGTGTCAACATATTCTATATAAGCCTTTCTTGCGACTTCTTCTTTACTCTCTTTATTATCCAATTGCGAACCTAAATTAGCAACATTTTTTTCTATATCCGGTACTTTTTTAGCATTAGTTTTATACACTTCATACTCACTTAACGCCTTTAATCCTTCTGTAAGAATTGTAAAATTCTTATCCTCTACAATTTCACCAGCTATATTTTTAGTTATATCAGTATCGATTTTAACTTGGAAATTAGGGAATGTTTCTATTAATCCAGCAGTATCTTTTACAGTTAATTTAAAGTCATATGTTCCATCTTGCTTAGTAAGTGCTGTAACTATTTCTAATTTAACCTTACCTTCCGCAGCTGCTTCAACAGGTAATGTAACCATATCACCATATTTTCTTTTCTTTTCAACTATAGTTAATTCAACTGTTTTATTAGTTAGATCATAAACCTTATTATTCTTATAAAGCTGTATTATATAAGTTTCGCTTTTATTATCATGCTCAAATGCTTTAATATCCCCTTTATTAATTCCACCATTTTTATCTAATCTTAATATTATCATGCTTGTACCTCCTTAACTCTCCTCTTACCATCATACATTTGTCTAAAAGGTCTTAGTTCTTCTTTAAAAACATCTTTCCAGGTAGCTATTTCACCATTTACAGCAGCTTTTGTATAAGAATACCCTTCAAAACTTTCACTCACCTTGTCAGAATTTTTATTTTTTAATTTAAATTCTTCAATTTTATCTTTTAATTCTCTTAATTGCGTTGGAACAGCTAAAGAATATATTACCCCCTCAAATTTCTCGTTATACGACTTTTCTATGGTAATTTCATTATTGCTACAATCTAATACCTCTACTACTCCATCATTGAGTAATGAGCCTTCTATTAGTAAATATTGCCCTTTAAAATATTCTCCTTTAAGTCCGATAATTTTATTGCCTCTAATTTCAAATTTACCCGTTGCTTTAAATCTAAAGAAATAATTATTTAAATATCTTAATATCTCTTCCATATTTCTCCCCCTCTCTGCTTTATTTTACCAAAAAAGGCAATAAGTTTGAACCTTATCGCCTTTTATATTGAATTATTTTGTAGTTTTTCTAGTCCTCTTCTTTACTGTTGTAACTTCTTCATCTAACGTTAATATTGTTTCAACTTGAAGAGGCGCTTTAGGGATTAGTTTTTTTTAAACAAACTAAAGCATCTGGATAAATTACTTTAACACCAAAAATATTTAAACCTTTTACGCTATCTGCAAATCTCTTTTCCATTCTATACGCTTCAGTTTCCACTATTTGCTCTGCGAAAGTAACAGCCATATTAACCCCAGCAATAGCTGCATTCCCATTAGTTAAAGTAGAAATATTATTTGATAAATAAACGTCAAAACCTAATATTCTTCCAATAAATCCGTTTCTTAGGGTTTCTTCTGCCATAGTACCACCAGTTGCAACAAATCTTTGGTCTTGTAATAGTAAAGCGTGTGTATCTGGTGATACAATTAACCATCTTCCAACCATTGGTACGTTAGCCTTGTCCATTTTTACCTTTACGCCTACAATTTCTTTGTAAATGTTAGTAGCATCTAAAGTAGCTTCTGGAACAATTTTATTTGTTGCATCTGTATCAATAGCTGTTAAAATTATTTTTTCTGTTTCTTCTGCTAAAGCGTACGCTGCTCTTTGCATAGCTGCGTCCATTAAAGATGTTCTTCCTTGTGCTGCGTCTACATCATCAATTTGGAAATTGAAATATTTTTGCTTATCTATAGTTAAAACTTTTTGAGTTACTGATAACTCTTCTGGGTCGTTTATGTCTGTGTTTTCTACATAATCATTTACAGTAATATCACCAATTTGAGATATTTTTACTGTGTCCCCGTATTGTCTTATTTCACCTTCATAGTTTCTATTAACTAGATTAGCCACAACATGAGCTTTATCTAAATGTGCTAATAATGCACCGCTCCATAATTGTGGTATAAAATTTGTTACTGCCATTTATATCTCTCCTTTATCTTATAAATTTAAATCTTTCTGAATAGCTGCATAATTTTCCTTTATTTGTTGCGGTGTCATGCTTCTTAAACTATCCATAGTAAATGTCTTTCCACCTATATTCGCTGGTGGGTTTGCTGGTGGGTTTCCTGTTTGAGTTTCAACAGAAATAAATTCTCCATATTCCTCTTTCATAGGCTTGACCATTTCCTCCCAGCCTTTAATTTTTCCCTCTTCAATTTCAATTTTATCTAAATCGAAATTTTTAGTTAAAAGATTAATTATTTTTTCGTTAAAACCTTCTGCTTTAAGCTGCTCTCTTAAAGTAGAACTCTTACTTGCATTAGTTTTTTCAGTTTCAATATTTTGTTTATAGGCTTCAAATTCAGCTTGTACCCTTTCTAGTTCTGCTTTACTACTATCCGGATTAGTTGCAGCTGCTTCAAGGTCAGCAATTTTATTATTTAATTCATCAATTGCATTAACTTTCTTTGAATATTGTGCCTTACTTACAAAATCTTTGGGAATATCTTGCTTTATAGCTTCGCTTATGGTGTCAGCTACCTCACCCTCTATCCCATTTGCCTTTAATATAGCTTTAATATCTAACATTCTCAATACCTCCTAGCCGTTGCGTTATTATAGAGTTGCAAACTCTCCGACTTATTTATCTATATTGTACTACATTAGGATAAATATGTAAACTAAGATAATTTTTAAAATTAATTTGTATAAAAACTGAATTTTTTCATTTTTATAAAGGTAACCTCTTTTTTCATGGTAACCTAAAAGTTACCTAAAAGTTACCTAAAAAGGTAACCGTCTTAAAGCTAGTCATATCAACGCTTTAGCTATGTTTTTTTATCAAAGGTAACCTAAGTTACCTATTTTCCCCCTATAATTATAAAAATTAAAAAAACATATATACTATTTTTCTTATTTTAAAAGTTTTAGTATTTTTTAAGGTTACCGAGGTTACCTCGGCTATTTTACTAGGTTTGAAGTGGTTACCTAAGGTTACCTTTTAGGTTACCTAGCACTAAAAAAGGTTACCTTTTAGTAAAAACTGTCTTCCAATGTGAATTTCATGTGAATATTGGAATTTTATTGCAATACAATGGTATTTATTTACAAGTGGTATAAATATGCATATAATGTGAATAATTATACATCATCATATCGTTTTATAAAAAAAGAAGAGGTGAAATACCTCTCCTTACTCTTGATTCATTATTTGTTTTGCTATACTTTGATAGTCACTTTTATAATTTTGAATTGCTGGTGTTATAAATGGACCTTTACTATTTGTTAATTCTTGCTTTGCAGCATATTTTACGTTACTTCCAACTATTAAGTCATTCTCATTGCCACTACTACCGCTTAAAGTATCAGAATTGCTAAACGCACCATTATTTCCGGATTTATCTACAGTAATAAAGCTTAAACTTGCTCTAAGTCTTCCAGTATCAACAATTCTATTTGCAGTAATAATCTTAGATGCCAAACTCTGCCACTTTAAGCCCCACGCATAAGTAATAAGTTTCTTTCTTTCTTTCCATTCATTTTTAAATTTAGGATAATTATTTTCAAATTTTACTGAATAACTCATATTATCACCTCTTTAATTTCTTTTGCATTGACTTAATATCTTTAATTAACATTGTCTTACTTCTGTCTGTTTTCATTAACTCATTAACTACTTCTTCAATACTTCTATTACCATAATTGATACCATTTATAGGATAATACTGTAATGCAACCTCTTTGGCTATTTTATTAAGTTGTTTAGTAGTCATGTTATTAAGTTCTTTGGCTGTATAAGTTTTTATTTTTTCAACTTTAATCTCTTTTTTAACTTTAGTTGATTTATTTGGACTTGATCCTGTAGCTTCTTTTTTAGTTTCAGCCTTTTTAGGTGTTACTTTTTCGGTTTCTTTTGAAGCTGATTTATTATTTTGCCTTTTTAGCCACTCATTATATGACATACTTTTTAAAGTTTCATCTAATTCAAGTTCTTTATCACTTTTATCTAAACCTTCAAATTCTACTATATGAGTACATCTACAATTACAAACCTCACTTGCTTTTCCTCCTATAGCTCCTGGATATTCTAAACCATTGCTAAACTTTTCATTTAATCCTACAGTTTCATTCATCATGTTTAGATGTCTTTCTCTAGTTCTACTATCTCCGGTACTAATCCACCTCTTTTTTAATTTTAGACCTAGTTCTTCACCTTTTTTAAATGCTTCTTGTCTTCCTAAACTCTCAATCCTTGTAGTTTCAGTTCTTGCAATCCTAACACTATCGCTATAGCTTTTTTCTGTAGTAGCCTTAACTCTCTCTGCTATTTCCTCTATACTCTCACCGTTTATAATAGCTTGTGTAAATTGTCTTTTAAGAAGTCTATAAATTATATCTTTGTCTTTAGCTTCATCTAAGGAAATCATAGTAAAAGGATTCACATTATCAGCTAATAACTTCTTTATGCTTTCATTGTTATAAATGTTATATCCACAGTTAACACCACTAGAATTTTCAACCGTAAAAGCACCAAAATTATAATTTTCACTATAAATATTAATTAATTCATTATTTAGCATTTTTATAGCTTCTTCATTAGCATTTTTAATATATTCTGCAAGTGATTTTAATAAATTCTCATATCTTTCAGCGTCATTCCATAGTTTTAAAATTTCCGTTTGGTCTAATTTATTGTAGTTTTTAATTAATTTATTCATTACTTTTTCAAGTTCGCTTTTATTATTCTTATAACAGTTTGAGTAAAGACTTTTAAGTTCTTTTTCTAGCCTCTTAATTGCCTCGTTACCAGCTTTTTGCCCTCTATCCATAACTTATACCTCCTATAAAAAAGAAGAGGATTAAACCTCCTCCTCTTCCTTTTCAACTTCTTCATTGTCTACATCATCTATAGTAAATTTGCTCATGCTTTCCTCTTCAATCCTATTAAGTTCCTCTTCTACATCTTCAATATAAGGATTAAGTTCTAAAGCTGTTCTTTGGCTTATATCATTTCTCATTTTAACTATATTGTCTATAACTTCTGCATCATTGACTATATTTCTTCTTATGAAATTAATTTTAGTTTCTGTATTATCTCCGGTAATTTCTCTATAAAGGATTAAAATATTTTCCATAAAATCTAGTGCTTCATTTTCAAAATCATCTGTCTTTAAATCTAAATCGGTCATAGCTGCCTTAATCGCTATATTAGTTAAACTACCGCCGCTTAAAATACTTGTATCTAAGGCCATAGCACTATCATAAATATCTTTCTTTAATATTTCTAGTGCTGTTTGTCTAGCTTGGTATGGCACTTCTAAAGTTTCTGCTTTAGCATCTCCATCACCATCAACCTTTATAGTTTTATATTCTTTATAATCCGCTAAAAACTCACCTATGTCTTGACCGGAATAATTTTTTAATACCCAGTAAACATCTTTAGCATCTTCAAGGTTATTCCCGAAGTCACTCTCTATGATGTCATATAAATCAATCTTATTTTTTAAAGCTGTACTTAATGCAGTTGTATGAGTATCATTTCCGTAAAAAGGAATAACAGGTAATACACTAAAATTACTTGATCCTATTATTTTTTCTTCTAAAGCATCAATCTTTTTCTTTGTTATATAAGCCCTCTTCTCTTCTACTATAGAATAATTACCAGTTTTATTATTCTCTTTTAATCTTGTAATACCATCTTGCTCGTAAAACTCTACATTGTAAGGCTTGTCTTTATCTATCCTAAAGAATCTTACACCAGCTTTAACCTCGCCTGTAAATTCATCAAATAAAGGAATAAATTCAGTTCCACTAAATACATTAGTGTTAAACTTACCTTGATTGTCTTTGTAACAGTATGTCCAGCTACAGCCTGTTATAACAGAACTTTTACCGGCTTTCATTAAATTAATATCAAACTTTCTAGGTAAATTGTTTTTAATTTTATCCTCTAAAGTAACACCATTTGCAAGTAAATAAGATACTTGTTGCTTTACTATTTTTTTAAAGTATTCACACGGAACTTGGTTATTAGCTTTAAAATTATCTTCTCTTTTAATTCCAGCACTATCATAAAACCATTGTAGCCTATGTAGTATGTCGTTATCTCCTAAATAATACCTTTCAGCCTTAGTAGCTTTGTGATAAAAGTCGCTATTTTGAAAATTAGCAATACAATCTTTTACAAAACTCTCAATATTTCCTTTATAATTTGTATAATCTTGAAAAGTTATCATTTTACACCTCTTTTTACTGTAATTTATTTCGCTAAATCTTTATTTAACGAAGTTATTTATTTTTTAGTTCTCTTTTTAAATACCATATAGCTTTTTTTATATCCTCTTCCTTATTTGCCTTATGTTCACATCTAGATATATATTTTACTGCATTTCCTAAGTTAAAATTTAACTTCCAATCCTCTATAACTTCTATTGCTTCATACTTTCCTGTATTGTAATGGTTCGGGTGATCTACTGTTTCTTTATATTCTTCTTTATTTAAATCACTCATAAAGTTATTGTAATCTTTTATTTTTTCTTCTGCTTCAACTTTTTCAAGTCCTAAACTACATAAAATATCCATTACCTCAATTTTCTTATACATTTTATTATCCTCCTATATTTTCGGTTAACTGCTATTAACTAAGTTTACTATGGTTAACTCTATAATCTTCGGCCACTAAAGTTACTTTTATTCTTAACTATATCTTGAATACCGTATCTAATACTGTCTATATGATGATTATAAAGGTCTATAGGCTTATTTATATATTCGCCTGTCTTTTTATCTTTTAACCATGTATAGTTTTCAAACTCCTCTATGGTATTAGTGCATCTTTCATCAATAACAATTTTATGTCTTAACATTTTATCAATTCCATTTATAACACTATCTGGACCTTTAACCGCTGCTTTAATTCTTGGTACTCCAGCCTTCCTAATTTCTTCAATACTCTTTTGTTCTGCTGAATCTGCTATTATAACCTCTTTTTGTAATCCTAAATTCTTAATTACATTAGCTATAACATCATTTGTCATGCCTTTTTTGTTGTATTCCCCTGTTATATAGATAGTTTTATTTGCTTTATCATATCGCCCCCAAGTAATAGCACTTGGATCATTAACATACCCAAAATCCATACCTACCCAAAGAGGCAATTTCTTCATCTCCTCTTCATTTACTAAAGTTTTATGGATAATAGGAAATATAAGCTTGTCTAAAGTTGCAAACTGTCCTAAACAATAAATTTTATAATAGTTTGGATTAGTTTCTGCTAAATTTTCTAAAGTTTGTCTATATTCAGTAGTTAAAAATTGATTATCTTTATAAGTACTATGGATTATCTTAGTTCTTGCTGGTGTTCCCTTTTCAAAAAAATGTTTATAACACCAATTAGCCTTAGAAACCGGATTAAACATTAAAAATATTTGTGGATATTTAACATCTGCACTCGGCCTTAATCTTATATCAAGTTGTGTGAAGTCTTCTAAGGTCAATTCCGTTGCCTCTTCAATAACTATATCTGTTATATCTGCAATTGATTTAATCTTTTCCGGGTCGTCCATGCCTTTAAATAGAAATACAGTTCCATTATCTAATGTTATACTTAAATCTGATTTATTTTCCTTAAAAGCTATTCCTATGGTTGATAAAATACTTTTACATAGTAAGAAAACAGAATCTTTCATAGTTGCACCAACTTTTCTAATAACTAAAACTCTTCTTTTATTTTTGATGCACTTAAATATTATTTTTTGAAATGCTCCATAACTCTTACCGCTCCCACCACCACCATAATAAACCTCATATCTATAATCGTAATTTGATATATTATCTATTACCCAACTATTGAACCTCTTCTTAGGTAACTTAGCTGCAATCGGCTTATAAAACATTATTCCTCGTCCTCTTCAAAGAAATTATCTATATTTCTTACTGTACTTTCAATTTCTTGTTTATCAGTATATCCATAGTTCTTTAAACAAAAAATTCCGAATGTAGGATTAATTGCTCCACTCATACCCTTCTCCATTATATCGGCTTGGATTCTATCTCTAACTCTTTTAAAAGTGGGGAAAAATTCGTCCTTTTCTGAATAGTTATATATAGTTTTCCTGTCCACTCCCAAAAATACTGCTAATCTTTCAAAGGTCAATGGGACTTCTTTTTCTTCACAATAATCGTAAAATGCTTCTATTTTTTCCTCTAATTCTTCTACTGTTTTAAAAAGAAGAGGTCTACCGACTTTATTACTCATTAAATCACTCCTTTTTTACATAATTATACCATTTTAGCAATAAAAAAACACTCCTAAGAGTGCTTTATTTACCACTTTCCTCTATATTTTTTACTTCTTATCTTATCTCTACTCTTCTTTGCTTTGTTCATCTGTTCAAATACAAAATTATCTGCTTCTTTATTTCCTTTATTTCTTCTTTCTTGTCTTAACTTCAAATCCCTTAAAGTTTGTTCTGCCCGTTCTTTATTACTCATATCTTCCCAATTCATAATTTAACTTATGTTAACTTCTACATTTACCTGCACCTGCGAAAAATAACAACCAAAAAGTTGCACATAAAACCCAAACAATAAACGCTGCTAACATAATTACCCCCTTATTCCTTATTTATTTTATGAAATACCATTAAGAATAAACCTAAAGTTATCAAATTTGATAACGTTAATAAAATAATAGTTGTCTTAATCATTCCTATTAATGCTTTTAGCTGAATCAAAGCCTTCTGGATACCTATTTCTAAGCTTGTCCACATTTCCTTGTAAAATATCCTCAATATCTAGGTTGAATAGTGTGCATAAGTTGACTATATAGAAAAGTGTATCTCCTATTTCCTCTGCTAAATGTTGTTTATTAAGCCTATGTCCTTGATATAAATACTTTTTAAGTATGTCAGTAACCTCTCCAAACTCTCCATTTGCACCAAATACCATGTTACTTATTTGTTGTTCCTTAGTTAATTCCTTGTTCATAGTTCTTACTGATAATTTTTGGAAATCTCTTATATTCATTTTCATTCCTCCTAAATTCTTTTTACCACCATTGCAGTATTATTTATTAAATTAATTATCTTTTCTTCATTGTACTCTGTTCCTATGCTCTTATAAAAGTTCATATCATCATCAATCATGTTCATCAATAAACTAAACTTCTCTGTACCTAATTGCTGACTAAGTTCAGCTATCATTTTAAACATTACTTCCCACCGTATCTGTCTTTCCAAACTATGAAATTTTCAAAGTTCGCTGGGATTTTTCTGTTTTTACAAAACTTCTTAAATTGAGTTAATGTATAAACATCACAAATCATGCAACTACCCCCTTACATCATTAATCATATTTCTATATTTTTAAATTCCTCTATACATTTATTGCATAGTTTAATTCCTAAAACTTCTGCATCAGATTCAGCTCCGCAACAACGACAAACTGGATTATACTTATTTATTATTATGTTACCTTCTTTAAGTTGAATTAAAATAGGATCACCTTCTTTTATATCCATAGCTTGTCTAATTTCCTTAGGAATAACAACTCTTCCTAAACTATCAAATTTTCTAATACCACTTATAATCTTACTCATATTATCAATCCCTTTCTTTACCTTTTATTTTAAATGTTGTATACTAAAAGTATAGCTTTTACTTTTTTTCTTTTTTGAGATACCTTTTGTAATTGGAGTACCTATTATTGGTACTCCTTTTTTGAATTATTCGCTATATTCTTTGTTCCAACACTCTTCACAAGTTATTCCCCTGCAACCAATTACTTTGTTATTCTTCTCTACAACACTATATTCATCTAAATTGTCTTCGCCCATATCTATACAATAAGGACAACATTCTAGTTCTTGTAATGTACACCCTTCATAAATTAATCCTGTTGGATATTCTTTATAGGCTTTTTCTAATCTAGTCATTTTCTTTCCTCCTTAACGAACAATATTTTCAAATTGCCACCTAAAAAGGTATTTCCTCAACTTCGCAACCTGTTTTATCGATTATTCTCTTAGCTTCTTCATTATCTATAGTGAAACATAAACTAACATCTTCATTGCTATTGCTTTCAGTACCTTTTAACCATACTGAATATGTTCCATCTGGACTAATAAGTAATGCCCAATTGTTCATTTAATCCCCTCCTAAACTCTATAATATTATTATAGCACTACCATAAATAAAATCAAGTCTTTTTTTAATAAAAACCGTTTATTTTTTCTTCTTCCGTCATTTCTAAACCAGTAATAAAACTATATTGCTGGATTAAAAAACTTAAATTTTTAATTATATCAAGGTAACCATTTTTACCATAAAATGTATGATTAAATTCTTTTTCATTAAGATTATTATTTCTATAATACTCTTCCGCCTTATACATTCTATCTAAATTCTTATTATATTCTTCTCTAAGCTCTTTTACATCTTTAATAGTGAAAGTGATGGCCTCTTTAGGCTTGTCCTTATTTATTTTATCCCAAATGCTCATATTTTAACTCCTTTATATCAATTTTATAGAAAGGTAACCTGTGGTAACCTCTAGGTAACCTCTTTTTTTAGTAAAAAGGTAACCGCTTTAAACTTAGTTATATCAACGCTTCTAGCGTTTTAAAACATGAAAAGTTACCAAGTTACCTAAAATTCTCTTATAACCCTAAAAACATTAAAAATATATATAGTCTTTTTTCTTATTTTTATTTTTTTAGTAATTTTAGAGGTTACTTAGGTTACCTCGGCTATTTTACTAGCTTTACAACGGTTACCTAAGGTTACTTTTAAGGTTACCGAGGTTACCTTTTTAGGTAACTCCGGTTAAAAGTTATTATCATTTTCCAATTTTGGTAGTTTAAACCCTTTCTTTACTCTACCATTTCTTATCTTGTGTGCCTTATACTCAATTCCTCTTTTTTCAAGTTCAATTTTAACTTGCTTTTTCTCTTTCAAATATAAATAATCACAAACTTCTGTAATGTTATAGACTTTCCAATATTCATAGTCCATGTTCCAATCTATCTTTTCATTCAATGTAATGGTAACATCATTTTCGAATGCATATTCTTTATTAATTTCATTAAGCACTTGCATTTCATCAATAGTTAAATAGTCTATTAAATCACCTCTTAACCATAAGCTGTATACAGCTCCCCAAAACTCGCTCATATTAATTTTATCGAGTTTATCAATGTTACATTTCTTAACAGGAATTATCCAAAATCTACGGCTTCCTGTTTCATCTTTTAAGAAGTCTTTTTTATTTACTGTCCCTATGTAAGATGTAACCCTCGGATATTTCTCCGGGAATCTTGCATATGGGCTTCTGTATTCATCATTTGTAGAAGTAATAAATTGCTTTAACTTTGCCTGTTCACCCTTTAAAGTGCTATCTAATTCGCCCCATTCTACTAATATATAGCTGGTATTTTGAATTACACTATCAACTTTTTCTGGATCAAGTGATTTATCTCCTTTAAACCAAGATTTATTCGGCATTAATTTCCTGCTAAAAGTTGATTTAAAGCAACCTTGTCCGCCTTGAAGAACTAACACGCCTTGACTACTAAAATCGTTCTGTAGTGTATTGTGAGCCATTTTAACTACATTTAAGCACCACTTTTGGAATATAGTTTCGTAGTATTCTTTGTTGCCTTCAAAATTATCATTAATTTCGATACATGAAAAAACTTCATCAATTATAGAAAAGTTGTCATTTTTATTTTCTTTAAGCATATCTATAAAAGGATTATATTTATTTTTTTCGGCAATCCTAATAATAGAGTTTTCGGTTTCAGCTCTACTAAGGTTTAAGCCTTCTAAAACTTGCAAAGCATAAATATCAGTAACTTTGCCATTTCGTAAATCACTATTATTACTATCCATGCCTAAATAGTCGATTTCGTGATTTATACAATTTAATCTTACTATGATATTATGCTTTTCAAGTACGCACTCTAAGTTTTCCCAAATTTTAAGAGGATAAGTTTCCCCTTGTTTTTTATATCCTACATACTTCCATTGTATTTTATTTTTATTCCTCTTCTTAATATCAGTTAATGTAACTACCCCGTTACTCCCGTTCATTATTCTACCTCCCTAATGTACTCCTTTGGAATAACTAGGTTATAATCACTTGCTAATTTAAACACAAGGTTAGAAAAGTTATCTTCTCTATAAACTTTTTTAGCTAAAGTAAATAAATTCCCTGTGCCACAATGCGTAAAACAAGTATAAATTCTGTCACTTACTACTAAGCTAGTCTTATTATCCCCGCCATGTAAACTACAAGCCCCTACCCAATTATTACCATTCTTTTTAAAATACCCACCAAAATGCTTTCTTATAAAGTCTATTAAACTAATATTATCGATTAAGTAATCACTTATTTCTTTTTTATACTCCGGTTTAATATAACTTTTATTACTAAAAGTGTAAATATTATCTGTGTTTTTATATTTTACCATTTCTTTTTCTTTTCTTTTAGCATCTCTTTTTAATTTATTCTCATATGCTCCAATCAATTTTATTAAAAGTTGGAAAGTTATAGGTCTATCATTTTCTCTATAATGCACCTCTTTATTAGTTCCAGCCCAAATTCTATTAGCATTTTTAGTTGCTGGGTCTAAATACTTATTAAATTTCCATTGTAAAGCCCTATAAAGAGTTTTATAAGTTTCCACGTCCACTTTATCCTCTAATCTATAAATGAGCCTAAACTTACTGTAATCCACATCAGAAAAGGTACAGTATTCTATAACAGGATATATACCAAACTTCTTATAAATTAATGTGATCATTTCATACATAGTTATCTTATTTTCTTTACTATCAATATCTAAAGCTATGCACTCTAAATGATTTATAAACTCCTCTTTAATGCTGCAACAATTGTTTTTGAAATCTGCTAATAAAACTGAATGACCATTTTTAATTAATTCAGCTAACTCTTTGTAATTAACCTCTTTATCATTTCCATACTTAAATTCATTTGTAATTTTGCCTATATCATTTGCTGAAGGTTTATTTTTATATCCTATGGTACTAACTTTAATTTTCATATCCTTTTCTCCCTAACAAATAATCAGCACTAGAATTATATAAATCAGCTAACATCACTAAGCTATCAATTTGAATTTTTTGTGTTCCATTTTCCCATCTTGAAACTGTATTAATATTTACATTAAGTCTTTCAGCAACTTCTCTTTGACTTAATCCAGCTTTTAATCTAGCAATTCTTAAATTTAACATCTTTACACCTCCTAAGTATAATTATATACTTATTCGTATAATAGTCAAGAATTTTCTTCCTAAATTTTATAATTTTAATCATAATTATACATAAATTTTAATATATTAGATAATTGGATAAAAAAAGAAGAGGTTTATTCCCCTCTTCTATACTCGTATTCTATTCCTAATATCTTTCCTATTTTCTCTTCAATTTCAATCGGCATAGCCTTGTAGTAGCCTTTTTCATAGTTAACATAGTTGTTATAACTCATATCCAACTCTATAGCCATTTGATACTGTGTTATGTTCCTATCTTCTCTTAATTCCTTTAAAGTTTTTTTATGTTCCGGTGTTGGTTCTTTACTATTAAGTAAGTTTGGACCATAAACAAACTTTTGGTCCAATATCTCACTTATTTCTTTTTCTTTTTCTTCACTCATAGATTTATATATTTCTCTTTCATAGTTAAGATAATTACTATAAGTCATATTAATCTTTCTAGCCATTTCAACTTGTGATAATCCTAATTCTAGTCTAATTTCTTTTAAGCTTTTTACTTTTTCCATTTAATCACCTCTTTTGCTATTCTAAAACGGCATATCTCCATCGTCAATCGGTTCAGCAAAAGTATTTTCATATACAGCTTCATTATTGCTATTATTTTGTCCAGCTGCAATAAAATCAAACTCGTTAATCACTAAAGTAGTTGTATATCTTTTTGTTCCATCTTGTGCATCATAGCTGCCAAAGTGTATTTCACCAGATACTAATAACTGCTGACCTTTTTTTACATATCGAGCTAATGTTTCAGCCTGTTTCCCGAAACTAACGCAATTAAACCAATCTGTAATATCTTTATTAAATTTTCTGGTTACTCCTAAACTAAATTTTCCTATGGCCTTACCATCTTTACTATAAGTTAATTCTATATCTTTTCCCAATCTTCCTAATGCAGTACATTTATTCATTCAATCACCTCATATTTTTTATAATATTATTATAACACTACCACTTAAAAAGTCAAGTTAACTAACCCTTATATCTCTTCCATGCTTAGCATCTAAAGCTTTTTTTATAGATTCTTTTCTAGTTAAAGGCTTTATAGTTGCTGCATCTTTTTTTGACCAACCTTTATATATTCTGCTGAAATAAGTGCTTTCCTTTATGCCATTAGCTTTTGCTAAATCTAAATACTTATTTTTTCTTTTTTCTGCCTTTCTAGTAATAGCTTTTTCTATGTCCCAACCTAAATGACTTACTCTATGTTTTACCGTATTCTTGCTTATACCATTTTTTTGTGCGATTTCAAAATGTTCATTAGTTAATTTTTTAATCTGAAGAGGAACTGTTATAGCCCTCTTCTTACTCCAACCTAAAAATACCCTTTGGTAAACTACCCTTTTATTGATACCATTTTTTTCAGCAATTTCGTATTCTTCTGGTGTAATATAATAATAATTCTCCATTTCCCTTTTATCCCCCTTAAAAACTACATTCGCAAGGCAACCAACTTATTTGACCATATATTTGCAATTCTTTTTCAACTTTTGCCCAAAAAGTTTTTGGGTTCACTTTTTCCGTTGGAATCATACCTTGGCATTTCATTTGTGAAAATTTAGGTTCTAATTCACTTAAAAATTTATCCTTTAAAATGCTATATCCTATTTCTTCTTCTGTTTCTACAGCTTCTTTCCATAGTTCTGGATATAAACAGTAAACTAAATACCAACTTTGCATACCAGCCTTTAAACAACCTATACAATTAGCGTGTTTATGCAACTCATAAACTGATGGTCTTTTAATGCCTATTTCTTCGGTATTTTCAATAGTTCTATCCCAAAAAGCTAAAGGGAAATCACATTTATAACCTTGATTGATCATAACGCCTATTCTTCTTTGTATTCTGTTCTTTTCATTAGCATCAAAACCATATATAAGCGTTATGTCTTCCCTTACTTGTCCTTTTTCTACTGGATAATTTTCATTTAACCATTTATGAAAAGGCTTAGTTTTTAGATTATAAGTACATAAAACCGGACTATTGCCAAATTTAAAACCACCTAATTCTCTGCAAACTCTCAAAGGTGTTTTAGTTTCCCACCCTTCCATATTTGCATAAGTTATTTTTACCCCTAAATATGCTGCAACTTCATTTTTAAATCTCTTAATATCCTCATGTTCTACTTCCCCACTAATATCGTGATTAAGCAATATTACATTTTCTTTCCCAAATTTTCTTACACACTCTATAGCACACAAAGCACTAGAATGACCTCCACTATAACAAACAATATACTTCATAACTACCACTACATACAAAATTCTTGTAGTAATGGAAATTAATAAGCTTTCCTTTTGGAACAACCGTTTAACTTTACACTTTAACGTTAATAAGCACTTATAAAGCAACCTAGTCTACTAGGATTTAGTTATGATTTACTCCTTTCATATTCATATTTTATCTCCTTTATACTCATTTAAGATTATATCGTAAATGAAACTAATCTAATAAATATCTTTCTACATCAAATTCTTTCTTTAAAAAAGCATATACATGATAATACAGCGTGTTGTATATCTCACTAGCCATGTATTCACCATTTATAGGTCTTATAATGGTCTTGTAATAAGCTTCAAAAGTCTTAAATCTAGCATAAAGACTTTCTTTTCTCCATAATCCTATATGCTGTTCTTTGCCTTCTCTTATATGCTTGTCCATTAAATTATCCTCAACAAATATATAAACCTTGGTACTGTATTTATTAAGATGTGCAAATTCTTTTTCTATTCTTGCCCCACCATCTTTGCTAAAATTCCCAGCAAGTTCTTTTATACTTCCTTTTTTCTCTATTACAATATCTCTATCGAACCATATTTCTCTATCAATTCCAGGAATGCTTCCAGCTGGTAACATACAACTGTAATCTCCATGATCTAAATGATAGAATTTTTCTTTTTTCATTTTCTTAGCTTCAACTTTATCTATATACTTTAAATTATTTCTATCAAACCATTTTAAATACGGCGTTGCCTTTTGCTCCCTACTATCTACAATAATAACTAAATTCTTTAAAATCTTTTTAATTTCTGCATCTGTAAATTTAAACCTCATATTCCCTTATCCCCCGATTAATATTTTTACAATATTTTTGAATTGCGAATTTAAATATTTATAAATTCTCTCCAAACTTCTTCTATTTTTCTGTCGCAACTAAATACTAATCCATCAACACAACCTATTCTATTATCAGAACATTTTCCTATACAGTCATAACATTTGAATGGACATTTATTTTCATTTTTTTCTATTAAAGCATCTATAATATAACCAATATAAGATTCTTCACTATCGTCTAGTTTCATATCTGGAATATCATACTGGTCATATAGTAGAGCAAACAATGCTTTTTTTAATTTCTCATTCATTTCAACGCACTCCTTCGCAATATTTTCAAATTGTTCGTTAGGGGAACTTATTCCCCTAAAAAATTACTTATTTTCAGCTTTAGCCTTTAATCTATCTTCTACAGCTTTGTATTCTATGTCAGTTAAATCTTCAATTCTGCCTTTGTTGTAGTCTTTTTTAATGACTTGCATTACTTGTATTGGTGTAATTCCAACTCTATTACCTAAAGCGTATAAGGCTTTTACTTTATCATCTCCCTTGCCTTCTCCAAGTAACTTCTTAGTATAGTCATCACTATGCACTTTGTCTGTGTCGTCCCCTGTAGCAATATTAAATAGTTTTATTATCATATTTTTATAAGCGTAAGTCATAGCCTTTCCTATACCCTTATCTTGCGTATCAACACCACAACCACTACTTACTACTTCCAAAACTTCTCCCGGATTATGAATGTTTACAACCTTGTATTTAACATCTACATCTGATATTCTATTAATACCAATTGAACCATCTTTCTTAATTACTTCTTCATTTTCTCGTTTATAAAGTTGTTCTATAGGGTAAATAACTATCCCATATTTAACCATTTTATCTGCAACTGCTGTAATTACCTTTTCAATTGAAATGGCTTTGTACTTGCTACTACCAAATCCAACTGTATCATCTTTTTGTAAATACTCTACCTCTGCACTAATATTGGCTATCTTTTCCCAAAGATTTAAAGATTTTATTTCATCAGTATAATTAATCAATTTTATTTACCTCCATTTCTTTTTCTAAAACCTCACAAATGCTTTTACTGTAGTTATCTATTAACTTTTCGCAACTATAATTAAAAATACAATTTTCACATTTCGTTATAGGCAATAACACTTTAGATATATTTAAAACCTCTTCTAATCCCATAGTTCCCTCCTAATATCTTTCTAAAGCTTTATAAATATTATTTAAAGTTTCATTAAAATAAGTTCCAAGCACTCCACAAAAATATAATTGACTTAAACTTTCACCAGCTATTATGCTTTTACAACCATTTTCTATGTCATATATTGCTAAACTATCCTCTTTAACATCTACAGCTATTTTAGTGCCTTTTAAAACATTAATTTCAATAACTTTTTTAACTAAATCTGTTATTGCATTAATTCTTTCTTCATTCATTTCACAAACCTCCATAATCCTTTTAATATTTCAGTAATAATAATTCCACTTGCTATAAAAATTGAAATTACAATTGGACATACAAAAAATACAATCCCCCACCAATTCATTTCTCACACCTCTTTCAAAATACCTTTTACTTTTATACCTTAACAACTAGCTAAGAACAGCTTAAAGAATGTTGTTTTATCTTTTGTGTGTAGATGAGCTTTTACTTTATACTATTATTATAACACCACCATAAAATAAGTCAATACATTTCTTTAAGTTTTTTTGTATTTTCTTATCAGATTTATTGTCTTTTATCCTGTCTTATTAACAAGATAAATAAAAAAGCCGTAAAGCTAGTAAAAATCAGCTTTGCGACTTGTAAATATTTTGATGTTAATAAATATATTAGAATTCACTATCGTAAATTCCAATATATTTAAAAATGACGAATTGTCAAGCTAAGTGCAACACTTAGCTTGTTCTTCGTTAAATGCTTCTAACGGTGTCTTGTATCCAAGACATTTCCGTGGTCTATTATTTAAAATATCCTCAACAATATCAACATGATTTTGATTTATAGTAGAAAAATCAAATTTTTTAGGAAAGAATTCTCTAATCAAGCCATTTGTATTTTCATTAGTTCCTCTTTGCCATGAACTGTAAGCATCAGCAAAATACACATCTAAGTCTAATTTATTTTCTAACTCTAAATATCCAGCAAATTCTTTACCACGGTCTACAGTCAATGATTTTAAATTATTCCTACCAAATTTGCCTAATGCAATAATACAATGTTCATTAAAAGTAGAAGCTTTTCTATTTTGCATTATTCTGATTTTTGTTAAACGTGTTTTTCTTTCAACGAAAGTTGAAAGACACGCCTTAGATTTTCCCCTACTTGAAACAATAGTATCAAGTTCCCAGTGTCCAATATCTAATCTTTTTCTTACATCTTTAGGTCTTTGACTTATTGTTTTCCCTATATTGAATTTACCTCGAGTTTCTCTTGGTTTTAGTGATTTACCCTTCCTGCGAAGCAGGTCAACGGAACAGTGCTCCAAAATACCTTTATATAGCCAAGAGTATATAGTGCTAAATGAAATTATTTGTTTATTAAATTCAAGTTTTAGACGACCTGAAATCTGTTCTGGAGACCAGTGATTATTTAGCTTTTCTTGAACATAGTTTACTAACGAAGCGTTAGCAATTTTTCCATGAGGTTTACATTTAACTCTTCTGTTTTCATATTTATCTTGAGCTACATGAGCTTTGTATCTTCCATTAAGATTGTTTCTTTTAATTTCTCTTGAAATACTTGATTTATTTCTGTTGAGTTCTTTGGCTATTTTAGATAAACTCCATCCTAAATTTAAATATTCTACTATACAACAACGTTCATTTATAGTAATATGTTTATAGCTCATACAGTCACGTCCTTTAAAGTGGTTTTCTAGTCAATTATTACTTTAACATGAACGTACCCGTATGGGTTATTTTTTTTGCAATTAATTAGTGTTGCACTTGATATTGTAATTTATCAAATAAAAAAAACAAAAAAAATTATAACAACTCTCTTATACCCTCTATAGTAAAGTTAAAATCTATACATTCAAACAAAACTTTATCTGATTTTAATTTCTTTTTTCTATTTTGAAAGTTAGCATCTGCTATTAGTATTCGAGGGAATGTTCCAAACTTCTCTTGGAAATATCCCGTATCAAATAAACTTTCGTATTTCTCTACAGTTGTTTTATGGTTAATGTCTATTTCTATTATTAATATTTTTGTGATCTCATTTATTTTATAAGTTACTAATCCATCACTAATATATTTTAAACACTTATACTCCCTAGAAAACTCTATAACTTCATCTGCTGCAGCATATATATAAGAATATAATCTTAATCCTTGCAACTTGTGAGTAGTTATCGCAGTAGTTTTATAATATATATAAGTTCCTGTAACTAAATCTTTGTGTTTTTTTAGTAGTTTCTTATCAACTAATTTATTTAATGCCCTTCTGCTGCTATCATATCCAAATTCAGTATTATAGAAAATATTCTTACATATTTCATTTGTTATACTTCCATATCTTTCAACGAATTTTATAATCCCTAAATAATTTTCATTATTCAATTTTAACAACTCCATCATTATTAACTTTATCTATAGTTTTTATTTTTATATATTGTTTACTTTCTTCTATATAACAACTAATAGCCTCTGTAATAAGTTTATGAGATATAAAAGGTATATTTACCTTGTTTTGTTCTAAACCTCTTATAATGGCTTCACGTGGCTTTAATTTTGTAGCTTGTCCATTACCTAGTATTATTATGCTAGTTTCTTTATCTAACATTTTAAAACATACCCTTGTAGTTAATTGACTTTTAATATCCGCTGGTATGCTACTATTAGTTGGTTTTTGTAAAGAAGTTATAATAAATATTCCTGTTGACCTCCCAACATTGACTAATTGTTTTATATATCCTAGTATTTCTTTCTTTATTTTTTTCTCTTCTTTATCATCTGCTCCATTGGGAACAAAGAAGCTAAACTCTTCAAGCACTATATAGCTGTATTTCATTTTATTGTTTTTAAAGTATTTATTGTAATCCTCTATATTGTAAATACCTTTGCTTACTGTATGTTTTTCAATTTCTGCATCTCTTTCTATGCATAAATTGTTTAAATATTTTAGTAAATCTCTAGCTTTAGTTAAATCTCTAGCGATATATTTGCATTGTTTGGAGTTTTTAAACACTATTAAGTCACTTTTCCTTATCTGCATTAAATATAAATCTATATCATTACAATTAGCAATTAAATTAGTTAGTAGAATCATAAGAAATTTTGATTTCCCTGTTCCCGTATCTCCTCCAATCAACATATGTGGGAACTTATTCATATCTACAAGAAGAGGTTTATTGTCTTTATATCCCACAAAAAACTCATGTTCATTCTGTTCTACTAGTTCATATTTTTTATTAAATTCTTGATCATGTATTAATTCAATTTCAACCCTTCCATTTTCTAAATCATTAAACTTTAAATCTTTAACTCTAAAATAGCTTTTTAAAAACTCTTTTTGTTCTTCAATTTTACTTGCAGCAGTAACACCAGCTATATCAATTAAAATTTTATCTTTGTAATATTTTATAAATTTAACACCTTGTCCTTTGCTATTTTTAAAACAATTGTTAATTTCTGATAAATTATTTATAAGCCCTTTATATTTTTCTTGTTCTCCAAAATTAAATTTATAAGCTATTGCCCCAAGTGTTGCTATTCCAATACCTTCTAAAATCATTTTCTATCCCCCTTTAGCCTTAAATAAGTTAATGCAATAAACCCTGCATAAAATACAATTACCCAAATACTGTTAACGCAAAAAAGAGTTGCAGTTGGTTTTAAAACTTTTTCTAAGATACCCCAAATATATAAATCTAAACTATTCAAAATTGACCTCCTATAATCTTATTATGTGTCTTTTTGTATATCTTATTCATAGTCTTATTAAAATGTGCTAATGTGTTATCCCATGGCGTTTTTTGTGGCATTTGTTGCATAAAACTACTAAGTCGCT